ACTCCTCCTGTTCATCGAAGAAGCCACCGCCGTCTGCAAACGCAGCTACGAATCCGTCTACGTCACCATGAACATCTGCCCAAGCGGACAAACCGGCGGCGGCAGCGTCTCCCAACCCGACTGCGAGATCTTCACGCCGGCGCCGTGATCGCAGTGGGCTGACCCGGTGGGGCGCGGCGTTGAACTGTGCGCGCCGCGTCCCACCGCTTCCCACCGCTTCCATTCTCTTCCTACCGGATTGCGAGCTGGCCGCCATGACGCTCCCCGCAACAACGACGGGTCTGTCCATAGTGGGCAACTCGCTGTCGGTGTCAGGGCGGTTCAGCAATCCGGCTGCCGAAATCGTGGCGACGCGTTGGTGGGCCAATGGAGACCACCCCGAAGACCGCGTAGGCGAGCAAGAAATCGACCCCAGCGACGGGACGTCTCATCAACGGATCGAAGGCGCCGTCGTGACCTTTTACCGCCACCCCGACGTCGCCACTGAACGAGAGTGCCCGCACTGCGGACACGCGATGCACGAACACGGGTGGATCGACACTCTGAAGGGCGGCCACATCGTGTGCCCCGGGGACTGGGTGGTTACCGGAATCCAAGGCGAACGACACCCGCTCAAGCCCGAAATCTTCAGTCACACTTATGAGCCGGTGACCGAATGACCGCACCGCCGCTGTCGTCCTTTTCGCCTTCGGTGGAAGTTGAGCCACCGGAGATCGTGCCGTACCGGTACGGACTGCTTTCCGCCGCGCAGCTCATCGAGGGCGGAGGCCGGTGGGAGCTCGGTGGCGTCAACTACACCACCGCCGGGTGTCCTAACGGAACAGACGAGTGGATCACTACCTGCCCCGTCGAACCGCCTTCGCCAGGGCCGTCGCCAGAGAAAACCGTTCCCTCCGGGCTCAACCAGGTCGAGGGTAAGCCATTCATGCTCTACGACGGGGCCTCATGCTACCCGCACACCGGCCGTACCGAAGAAGAACTCCGGCAACTCGCAGTCGCAAACCTCGCCACCGGCGAGCAGCAGAAGCTGGAAGAGAAATTCTGGGAACAGATGCGTGCGACAGCGACCACTGTGGCGCCTCCCGCCGGTGCCGCGCAATGGGACAACTTCTGTCTCGCGCTGGGCACCCTCGACGACCTCCTGGCGAAGGCGCACGGCGGGATCGGCGTCGTGCACTCACCGCGTTTCATGATCGGGCTCGCGACGAACAGATTCCTCACCCGGCGCAACGGCGGGCAGCTGCTGGACCCCGCCGACAACCCGTGGGCCTTCGGCGCAGGCTACAACCTCAAAGGACCGCCGCTGGCGGGAGACACCGACAACCTTGCTCCAGCCGGCCAGGTGTGGATCTACGCGACCGGGCCAGTTGTGCTACGGCGCGCCGAGATCCAGAGCCACACAACATTCGGCATCCGCGACAACGAACGTCGCGCACTAGCGGAACGCAGCTACGTCCTCACCGCCGACTGTCCCGCGTTGGCCGTACTAGTCACGATCCCGGAGTGCTGACATGTCCCACATCTATCCGCTCAAAGGCCAGAAGCACGTCGACCTCCACGCCGAGCTGACCGAGCTCGGCGGCGAGGACGCGAAGACGTTCCGGCTCGCGTTCGCGTGGGACGGCGAACATTTCATGGAAGTTACCGACGACGATCCCGGCGTCGAACTGTACGACAAATGGATCGAGCTGCACGGCGGCGCACCCGACGCGACCAATAGCACAGACAGCGGCGAGAAGACACCGAAGTCTCTGTCAGTTGAGAACGGCGCTCACACCGCAGCCGCCGACAGCGAGCGCGAGGTGCCCGCCGGCACCACCAAGCCCGAAATTGTGATCCATCCAGACTCGGCGTCATCGCCGGACGCCGTCAACGAACCTCACGGCGACACGACAGAACACATCGACAACCCAGTGACGGAGCCGCCCGAGAGCGCGTCCACGGACGAGTCATCGGCCGCCACTGAGATACCGGACGTCGACGACCCGGAGCCCACATCGGAGTCCGGGTCCGGCTCGTCGAAGTCCGGGTCCTCTACGAGCGGCACGCCCCGGAAGCGGAGTGCCAAGAACTCCACCCGGAGGTCCTGATGGCGCATTGTTTTACACCGATCCGTGGTCGCCGCATGCGCGTGACCAAGGTCAACGCACTCGGCCGTCCCGTGTACGGGTCTGCCGCGTTCGTGACCACGAGCGGATTCGTGTCCGTACAGTTCACTCCGGAAATCGCCGAGGGCGAGGAGACCGAGGTGCGTACCGCGGGCGGCGAGATCTGCGTCAGCGAGCGCGGTTGCGACGAGTTGCGCTGGATCACTGTGCAGATCGAGTTCTGTCAAGTTGACCCGTGCTTGTTCACCCTCATCAACGAGACGTGGACTGAGCTGCGTGACTGCGTGGGCGACGTAATCGGTTGGGCTGAGAGTCACAAGTTCAGCTGCGACACCGGCTTCGGGCTCGAACTGTGGACGGACGTCACCGGCTACACCCCAACAACCCCGGGCGCACAGGGGGCGTGGGGCTATCTTCTGCTCCCATTCATCGTCGGTGGCACCCTCGGGGAGCAGACCGTCGAGAACGGAGCGATCTCCTTCACGATTACCGGCCGCACCAAGAAGGGTTCCGGCTGGGGTGTCGGCCCGTACGACGTCATGTGCAATGACGCCGAAACCGGAGAGTGCGGTCCACTGCTCACGCCGGTCGGACCGGAGGAGCCGCGCCGCATCTTCCTCACCACCTGCCCGCCGCCGCCGGCCGTCTGCGGCTGTCAGCCATTGTCGTCTCCGGACGGTCCGCTGCTGACAACCGTGGAGAACGACGCCGTCGCCGGCCGTATGGGCGTGACCGCGACTGTGCCGTCGGGCACCGTGGGCTCTTTCAGCATCAGCTGGGGCGACGGCTCGCCGGTGCAGGACATCATTCCGGGCACTCCGCTCAACCATACCTACACCCGAAACAAGGCGTACAACATCTCCGTCTGGGACAAGACGAACACCCAGAGGGTCACCGTCAACACGGTCACGGTGCCGTTCGTCGGCGCGCAGATGCCCACCATCACCGTCACCGAAGCGGCTGGCGACCTCGACCGGATGACGGTCGCGGTGAAGGTCAACAACCACGGCAACGGCCCAGTGACCATTCAATGGGGCCAGACGCCGGCGCTGGCCGACAGCTCCAACGCCGGGAACAACACCGCCCTGACGAACCAGAAATACACCGAGAACGGCGAGTGGACGCTTACGGTCATCGACCAGAACGACCCGACCCTCACCTCTACAGCGGAGGTCGTAGTGCCGTTCGCGGGCGCTCCGGCTATCACGCTGCTCGTCGAGGACAACAACCCAGCCGGCGCGTCGCCGCGACGCGTGGCGAAGGCGACGTGGGACAACCAGGGCCAGGGTGGCGTGACGCTGGACTGGGGCGACGGCACTCCGCCGGTCTCCAAGCCGGAGGCGGGTACCGACACGCACACGTACCTGGCGGCTGACGACGGCGAGATCACCGTCACGGTGACCGACGCGAGCACCCCAGCGCGCACGGCGAGCGCCATCGCCACACTGCCGGACTTCCCGCCGGGATTCTCCGGATTCTCGACACTGTCGGCGGAGAACCCGGCCGACGAAGGCGCCGCACCGTCGGAGTCGACCAGGAAGAGGAAGTAGGACCAGACTCCTTGACGATGGTGAAGTCTCGGTCGATGAACCCCGCCCGACACTAGCCACAGGCGCCTGCGTCCAAGGTAGTACTGGTGGCGCGGCTGCCTGCCTGGATGGAGAAGCTTGTCCAGCCAGGCAGTCGCGCATTGCATGACCGATGCCGGCCCATCCGCCCCGTGTTGTGGGGCGTCTCGGACGTCGGCGACCCTGAGCAACTGTGGACGCGAGGGGTCGGACCTCGATCCTTTCCTTGCGCCAACGACCTTGACTCGACCCGATGAGCACTCTCGCGCACCTTCACGACGTCGATGCGTCATCTTCCGCAGGCGGGCTGCTGTCAGCGCTCGCTGGTTCCGTGCTTGTCCTGGATGGTCGGCACATCGAGGTTGACCTGTTCGACGGTGATCGTTCCGCCATGTCCGGACTAGGCGCGAAAAGACCGAACGTCGCTGGCGGCAAGCTGGAACCGCGTGCGATCCGGTCGAGGCATGATGGTCGAGATCAAGGTTGTGATTGGCCGCCATCATCTGTGGGCCGTTACGGGCCCGGTCGAATCGCCACCGACGAACCGGGCCTGACACCAGTGACTACTCTCGCCTCGGGGCACCTGTACGCGCCCAAGGTGGACACGGACAGGCGGTCTACCGCCCCATCCTCGACGTCAACGACTGGAGCACCGGGTGACCATCCCCAAAGCTCAGGACATCGCCGTACGACACCAGGCTGCCTGTGCCGTTCTCACCGTGCCCGCAGTGGCAGGGTGCCAGCAGCTTGTCGAGTTCAAGCAAGTCGGCAGCGACTGGGAACCGGCATCTCAGCACGGCACCGAGTGGATCGTGCCCCTGGCTCAACCTGCGGGCACCGAGTTCCGAGCCCGATACGTCCAGCGCGGAGAGTGCGGCGAGTGGACCACCGGGCGGGCGAGGTTGCCCGACGGGTTCAAATCGGGTGGCGATCCCACACCCGGGCGGCCGTGCGTTCCACACGGTCTACAGAACTTCTGGGACAACCCTTTCGACACCGAGCTGTCCTGGAGCCAGCATGGTGAGGTCGACAGGTGGCACGTCATCGCCTCAGGCGCGGCCTCTCGGGTCGACGCGTGCGTGACTCGGCCGCAGATCGCGATTGCCGACATCCCGTACGGTCAGGATCTGCAGGTCAAGATCGCCGCGGTGCGCGACAGTGTCGAGTCTGGGCAGTTGACGGCGAGGCTGTCGTCCGCACACTACGTGCCGGCGACACCGATCGGTCTTGTCGTCACCCCTGGCGACGGCACCCTGGACCTAGCGTGGGTGCAACCGGATATGTGCGAACACTGGCAGGTGGTGTGGCACGAGACCGAGGTTCGGCGCCGCAATCCGCAAGCCGCGGCCGGCGGTACCCAGCAGGTGTTTGGGTCGTCGAGGTACCGAATCGCCGACCTCAAGTGCGACATCGAGTACGACCTGTTGATCACGTCGAGATGGCGCCGCTCGGGCTACTCCACCGCCTCCGCGCGGGCGACCGCGCGGACCACCGGCCACTCGCCCTCCGTCACCGCATGATGGGGGTACGTGTGAGCAGACTGCACGGCGCGATGCCCTGGTTAGGGTCCGTTGCCGTGCAATGCACCGGCGCCACCGGGACGAGACTACGGCGGCACCTCGAAAGAGGTAGATGACTGTGGCGATGTCGCCAGGCGGCTGTGGCCGTGTCTCGTGGTACATGCCTAACACGCCAGACAACGGCTGGGACGAACTCACATTCCCCCTCACTGTCCACGCAGCACCCAACGACTCCGGCTGGTTCTTCGCCGTGCAGTTCGAGTTCGTCGGCGGCCACGTCGGCTACTGCGGCATCCGGGTACGACAAGGCGGTAGGGCACTGTCGGAATTCACTGTGTTCGGCGACGGCTGGACCATTGTGGATGACAGCCGCTGTCGCCCGGGCGCTGAGAGCGAGTCCGGCGTGTCCTGCTCAGCGTGGGGATCATTGATCCATAACGAGGAGTATCTGTTCACCGTTTCCCGTGACTCGCCAGGATCGAGAATCTGGCGAGGGCGCCGAACGGACGCGGAGACCGGCGTAAGCTCGGAACTGGGCGCATGGTCGCTGCCACACTATGGGGGTCTCAAGTACTGGCAAATGGGATTCATGGAGCACACCGAAAAGATTCCATCCTGCAAGGACCTCCCCTTGGCGTCGCTCCACTTCGGAGCTCCGTACAACGCGCCGACCGGTGTCGTCGGGCACTGCTACAACCCGGAGACCTACGGGCGTTGCAGCGGCAAGACGAACTTCGCCGCGGAGACGCAGTCGGATGGCCGCGTGTGGATGCGCAACGGCTGGCCCGCCGGTTGCCGCCGCGACGTCAACGAGCATCCGAAAGCGAAGGTCCAGGTCACGGCGAACGCCGAGGGTCGGCATGAAGGGGAAGGAACTGACCGATGACGGCGGAGGCAGGCGGTACCCCACGCGCGGACTCGAACCGCGGTTCGCACATGACCATCGAGAGCAGCGTGATTCCGCGTCGGTTCCCGCGGAAGACGCCGCCGCCACAGCCACAGTTCATCGAGCCATCAGCGGCAAACACGGTTACAGTTCGAAGCCATGGAATCGCAGAATGCGACCACAAATAGGTGACTTCCCCTGATGTGGTGACGACCCCTAATTAGATGACGCCGCCTATTCAGGATTTCGTCCTTCGCTACAAGGACTGGACCATCACCATCCGCTACCGCCGTGACGAAGGACGACCAGGTTGGCTCAGCAGAAGGATCGACACCCGCCTGCGCTTCCGCACAGCTTGGCGGGCATCGCTGGCGAAGACAGCGTCGCCCTGAGCTGGCAGCAAGAAGGTGACGTCGACTTCTGGACCGTTTACATCGACCCGCTCGACGGCACCGAAACCATTGTCTATCGCACCACCTCCTCGCGGTTCGAGGTCACTGACCTTGCCGTCGGAGACCATGAAGTCGGCGTGGTGTCCTGGCTGGATGACACACCGTGTCTCGGTCCAGGACTGTTTATCCGAGTGTCCGTGCTGGGGCGCCGCTCCGACAGTCCTCCGGGTCCGTCCCTCTCTCAGATCGCGGTTACCGCGACCAATATCGACGCCAGCTGGGACGGCACTGACGCGGTGCGCTGGGATGTACGGCTCGTGGCAGCCGACCGGACGGTCCAGCGAGCCGTCAGCGGGCTGCTCTCGCCGCAAGTCTCCTTCACCGAGCTGCGTCCCAACACCCTCTACGGAGTACAGGCCCGCTCGTACCAGTCGCACGGCGCGGTTTCGTCGTGGAACACGCCGAGTTGGCAACGAACCCGAAAAGACACTTGCGCGCGCCGCCCCGACCGGCAATCGCAAGTTCTGTAAATGCCCATGTAACAACGAAAGGAAAGACCATGCGTTCCCTCCTCCCTCGCGCGGCCGCCGTTCTTGCGCTCGCCTTCGGTGCAGCGTTCGCGACGCAGAGCGTCGCATTCGCAGACGACCACACCCATACCGTCAGCCGCAGCCCGTACGGGCACTCGCACTACGGCTGGTGCTACAACGGCGGCCTCCTCGGCGGCCTCCTCGGCAACATCACGATCACCGTGCCAGTGAGCGACGTCCTCGACCTGGATGACGTTGCCGTGCTCGGCGTCGTCGACAACGACTGACCCATGAGACGACCAGCGACTCAGTGGGCGCGGATCGTCGTGCTCGCAGCCGCCGTGGTCGTGTTCGTACTCTGTGGATTGGTCTGGTTGACGGCCCTGTGAGACGTCAACCAGACCATTCCGTTCGTGAAAGGGAAAGCTATGTCCCGCCTGACCGACCCGACTCAAGTCACTGGCCAGCTGTCCAAGGTCGGCACGATCGTGCGCGAACCCATCGTCGGCGTGAACCTGCTCAGCGCGTTGGTGCTGGAAACCATCATCCTGCTGCGCCAGTTCGGCGTTCCGCTTAGCGACGGGCAGGTGGACGCGATCAACGCGGTGGCGCTCCTGCTCCTGCTCATCGCCGCTACCCTGCTCGGCCGCAGGCTGACTACGCCGCTGGCGGACCCGCGCGATAAGGCCGGGCTGCCGCTCACGCCCGACTTCCCGACGACCGGCGCGCACCAGACGCCGCTCGATGCGCCGGCCCTTCCGCCATTCGAGGAGGACGTCGCCGAGGAGTTGGCGAAGAGGCCGACAGCAACACCGAAGGGTGATGGCGACGACCCGATCGAAGGACTTCGCTCCAGCCGGTGAGCAACCAGTAGCAGCGCCCGCGTGAGAAGCGCATCATACATATGAGCGATACCCAACACGGTGCAGCTGTCTCGCCTCCCCGCCGAGACGGGCATCCGTACGCCGACGATCCCGCTGATCGTCGATCGTTCTCCAACGTTCGACTGCCGCCGCGCTCGAATGAGGAGACGCAGTGGCAGACACCGAACCCAACCAGGGTCAGCTGCAGTACGACGACACCATTCCCACTCCAGCCGATCCCGCACGGGACGACGACCAGGACCCTAATCCAGTCGGTGCGGAACTCGGTTCGGACAGCCCTCCATCAGGTGACCAGCCCGCCGCCGACGGTGCGCTCCACGCCGACGGGTCACCGCTGCGCGCGAATGGGACGCCAGCTCGGGACAAGGGCGAGGTCTCCTGATGGCCTGGCGTCTAGCGCGGTCCCTGGTCACGTTGCGATCCCAGGTCAACGCGCGCTTCCCCAACCGCAACACCGCTTCTGACGGGTCCATAGGCGACGCCAGCCACTCGTCACGCTCCAGCGACCACAACCCCTGGTACGGTCCGGGAATCGTCACTGCGGTCGACATCACCCACGACCCCGCCGTGGGACTGGACATGGACGCGCTGACCGACCAGCTGCAGGCTGGTCGTGACCGACGCATCAAGTACGTGATCTTCAACCGGTACATCATGGACTCCCGGCCGCAGTACAACCCGTGGAAGTGGGTCCGCTACAACGGCTCCAACCCGCACACCAAGCACGTGCACATATCCGTTCTGGCGTCTCCGCTGTGCGACGCCACGGACTTGTGGAACCTGCCGATGCTGGGCACTGCTACACCGCCCGTCGTCACGCCGCCCCCGGTTCCGCCAACAGGAGCGGCACCGCCGTTTCCCCTGGGACTGGGCTACTACTACGGACCGCTCGACGGCCCGAGGCAGTCCATTTCGGGCAGGTTCCGCACTGATACCGACGTCATGCGCGCCGGCCTGCGCACCTGGCAGCAGCGCATGCGTGACCGCGGCTGGGCCATCACCCCCGACGGCTACTACGGGCAGCAGACCCGAACGGTCGCCCTCGCCTTCCAGCGCGAGAAAGGGCTCCTCGCGGACGGGCTCATCGGGCCGACCACCTGGGGCATGGCCTGGACAGCGCCAGTCACCTGACCCGTTCGGCCAACAAGTCAGCCGGCGTCGCCCAGCGCCAGCCAACCGCCTGGGCGACGCCGGACCCCACTTACGGAGAAGGCTCGACGTGACCACCGATAAGACCATCGAACAGCTCGCGACACACCCGAGCAAGGGCAGGAGCGCGGACTCGGAACCGGTCGATCGATCGACGATCACACCGACGGTGGGCCGAGATGTTCACCATGTTGCTCGCGGATCCGCCGACGGCCACTACGCCCCCGACATCCGGGCAGCCAAGGTCACCCATGTTGTCGACGTCGGCAGCGACGAGAGCCCAACAACGGTGAACCTGATTGTGTGGACCGAGGAAGGCCAGTTCTGGCCGACAAACGTTGAATACCACGCCGGTTGCGACGAGGACGTACCAGCCTTCGCGCCTTACTACCGCTGCCCGATCAACGGACTGGCCTACCCGGGCGGCACCTGGCACTGGCCACCGCGGGTCTGACCGCGACACGAACACCTAATACTGCTCGGCCAGGACAGGAAGGGGGCAGGCGGGATGACGATGCCCGATCCGACGCGCAGCTGCACGCTGTGGCCGCTCGTTCCCGACTGTCTTCCGGATGGCTGGTCACCAGACCCCACTGAGTGGACACCGCTGCAGCGGTGGTCGGTCGAGGCTGCCTCGGGAATCCTGCGGCGGCTCACCGCGGGAATGTACACCTTCTGTCCGGTCGCACTTCGGCCCTGCAAGAAGAACTGCCCGCCGGGGAGCTACCGGTATCTCAACGATCCGAGCGGGCCGGCCTGGACTCCCGCGATGCTCGACGGCAAGATCTACAACCTCACGTGCGGCGTCTGTCGCGACGAGTGCGGGTGTGGGCCGCTAAGCGAGATCATCTTGGACCCGTTCGCCGCTGACATCATCCAGGTCAAAGTAGACGGTGTCGTGCTACCCCGTGAAGCCTACCGGGTTGACGATTGGCGCAAGCTCGTCCGAATTGATGGCGACAAATGGCCCGACTGTCAGTACGTCGACCGGCCCGATACCGAGGAGGGAACCTTCTCGGTCACCTACTGGACCGGCACGATCCCCGACGCGGGTGCCTGTTTTGCGTTGACAGACTTGGCCGTCGAGTGGTGGAGGGCGTGCCAAGGCAAGCCGTGCAATCTGGGGGAGAACGTGAGGCAGGTCGCTCGGCAGGGCATCACCTACGACATCGACACCGTCTACGAGGCAATCAGGGAAGGCCGCACCGGCATCAAGCGGGTGGACCTGTGGATCTTCTCTGTCAACCCCAACGGTCTACGCCGCCGCATGCGGGTGTACTCACCCGACGTCGTGCACGGTCGCCGCACGACATGGCCAAACGCCACCATCCCTCCCTTTCCGCCAGGTCCCGGCCCGCTCGGCGGCTCGTGGGTGTTCACCGTCCCGCAGGACGTGTGGCTCATCGAGCACGGCCTGGGATTCACTCCGGCGGGCGTGCAAGTCACCGATGCGACCGGCCACGAGGTCCGGGGCGAGGTCACCTACCCCGACGTCAACTCCATCCAGATTGCGTTCTCTCAACCAACTGCCGGCCGTGTCCGGCTGAGCTGACGGGGGTCCTACCCGTGACCACAGTGCGCTACGTCCACAACATCGACCTGTCCGGCAACAAACTGCTCAACGCCGTGGTGCAGCCGGTGTCCGGCCTCCCGAGCCCGACAGCCGATCGCGAGGGCTGGATCGTGTTCTACGAACTGGACCGGCGGCTGTACTACTGCACCGGCTCGGCGTGGGAGCTCCACTCGACAGACTCCGACGCGCTCGGCGGCCAAGCGCCGGTCTACTACCTCAACCGCGCCAACCACACCGGGCAGATGCCCGCGACGTCAATTTCCGGTCTCGGCACAGCGCTGGCCGCCATCCCTCTGGACACACTGGCGGCGCCCACGGGCCCGGTGGACTTGGGCGGACAAGAGCTCACCAATGTCGCTCCGGCGACCGCCGCCACGAGCGCACCGAGCTGGGGTCAGGTCGTCGACCTGGTGGCCAACCAAGGTTTCAAGCACGTGCGTCTGGGGTCGACTGGCAATGTCAACATCGCCACCACGGGTGCGGGAGCAACGATCGACGGCACGGTGCTGGCGCTCAACAATCTGGTGTTGCTCAAGGACCAGACCAACCCGGTCCAGAACGGCATCTACATCGTTAACGCCAGCACCCTGACTCGGGACCCTAACTCGAACACCGAGCAGAAGCTGCCGTCGGGAACAATCGTCGTTGTTGACCAAGGCGGCACAATCGCCGACTCGATGTGGATGCTCACTACTCCGTCGGGGTACGTCATGGGCACCGATCCGGTCACCTTCTCCCGATTCGGGGTCGCCCCCAATCCGTACACTGCCGGCAACGGTATATCAATCGTGGACAATGTAGTTTCGGCAGTCGCCGCGTCGGGCATCAATGTCGGTCCGGGCGGAATCTCGGTGGACTACACTATTGTGTCTCGCCACTGGGATATCGAGCTGGCGCCGCCGTCGTCTGGAACCGCGGTCAACCTGACGCACAACCTTGGACGCAGCCCCGTGCCTGTGACGTGCATGGAACTGTCCACACGCGATCTTGTGATTCCAGGAGTGAACTTCCCTGACAATAACAATGTGGTCGTGGACTTCGCCGTGGCGCCGGTGTCGGGGCAGTATCGGGTATCGGTCGGCTGATGACCGACGCCCGCTTGGTTCAGCGCGTCAGCGCGCCCGAGCCGGTCCAGCCGACGCATCTGGCGACTAAGAACTATGTCGACCAGGCGCTCGCCGTACAAGGCGAGGACGCGGCCCGTTTCGGGGATCTGCTGTCATCGGTTCGCCGGGACCGGATCGCCAACCAGACCGGGCTGGCGAACGGCTACTGGACATTCTCGTCTGTCATCGGAACACGGGCCTTTTCCGCCACCAAGGTCAGGTTCTACGTGGCCACGGCTGGCGTGGCCGGCGCTGGCCCCGCGTTGTCCTTGACGGTCTATGATAATGGAACCCAGGTGGCCACAGCACCAATCCTCAGTACCGCCTTCACCTCCAGTGGCGTGAAGGAATTCACTCTCTCATCGACAGTCCCTGTCGTGGCGGCGCACCGCTACACGGTCCTGTTGTACATCGCCGCCGGTTCGTACGCCCCCGCACCCTCGATCGGGTGTACCGCCGCTTACTACATGGACCTCAACAGTCCTTCCGCGACCCTCACGTTCAACGGTTACAAGACCGCCTCCAACGCTCCTCCGTCGACCATCACCACCGGCGACGGCACCTGGACCGCCCTCCCCGCGACGCTGTGGTGGGCATTCCTCTGACTGCAGAACCAGCCGCGACAACACCAACAGGAGGGACAGCCAATGGCTTCCATCTCGACGACCGACATCGATATGCCGCGCCCGCTGCGACGCATCTACCAGTGCACCTCCATCATCTGGACGGCTTATGCCACCGCGCTCACGCTCGCGATCTACGGTTCAACCTTGCTCGCCTTCGCTCAGCCCGCGCGCGGTGTGCTCGCCACGCTCACAATGCTCGTCGGGATCGGCATGCTGGTGCGGGCCATCGTGCCGGGGCGTCCCGAATGGACGCGGTGGACGTTGCCGTTGATCGGCGGTACCTCAGTGGCGACCTTCACTCTGCTGCTGTTCGCATCTGACTTCGCCGGCGGGTTCACGGCAGGACGGATCGGCTACTCGTTGCTTGTGCTCACTCCTGGGGGGATCGCGTACGTGCACTATCTCGGCGAGAAGGTGGTGGCGCCACGATGAGCGAAGCGCTCTGGGCACAGGTCATCTCGGGCACCTTCGGCCTGGCCACCATGGTCGTTGGCGTCTACCTTCCGGCGCGCATCCGGCGTCGGCAAAAGGACGAGTCGGCCGAGGAGGAGGCCGCTCGACGGCTCACAGACCAGGAGACCGCACAGTGAGTGCCCCGGCCTGGGTCGCCGACGTCGTCCCAGCTGTGCCTGACCCAGCCGCGGCGCCGGCGCTGATGTCGTTGCGTGACTGTTTGTGCGACCAGGCTGCACGTACTATCTACGGCTCGGTGTGCCGATGCTATGTGGCGTGGGGCTCCGCTTTGCCGATTCAGGATGGTTGTTCGTGTGCATGCGGTGACAGCGGTGAGCACAACGGCGATGCCTGGGTGAAGTTGGATTCTATGGAGCCCGACCTGACGGGCACGGCGGCGGCGAACGAGATGATGGGATGGTGCCCCCCGGGATGGGTGGCGACGATCTCGCTCGGGATCTACCGGTGCGTTCCGGTCGCGGAAGGCGAGGATGTCATGTCGGGGGAGGAGGTCACCGACAGCTCGCTCGCGCTACTCTCCGACATGGCCGCCTTGTGGCGTGTTCTCAGTTGCTGCCGAACCGGCGGCCCCGGTATCAGTCCCGCGAACACCGGAGCCGCGGTCGTCGGAAGCGCTCTCGACGATGGCGTCCGGGTGCTCGGCTGGTCGCCGATCGACGCCTCGGGTGGGTGCGCCGGCAGCTCGCTCTCCATTCAGATCCCGTTGTCGGGTACAAGCTGCGCGTAGCGCCCTCTGGGAGCGAGAGAAGAGGCAAGCGTGCCCTTCACGGTTCGTGTAGACCTGCACCACGCGCAGATCCGCAACTTCCTGTATTCGCCCGCCGGGCCGGTTGTACGAGGGGTTCGACGGTGGTCACGCGAGGTACGAGACGTCGCGATCACCAATGCTCCTAAGGACACCGGCCAGCTGGCCGGCTCGGGGTCGGTGGAGATGAACACGCATCCGGGGTTCGTGGTCGGAGTCATCACGTTCCGAGCGCGGCACGCGATTTGGGTGCATGAGGGCACTGGCATCTACGGTCCTCGCGGCAGGCCCATCCGGCGTCGTGGAGGTGGGTACATGAAGTTCCCGAACAGGCGGGGCGGTCTCGGTCGGGGTGGCCGGGCGCGCTCGTTTATCTATGCCCGCACCGTGCGCGGGCAGCCTGGCCAGCCGTTTCTGGTGTTCGCGTTGTACCTGGTGATGCTTCCCAGGGGGGCGCGGATCAGGACGTTCCGGGTTCGCTGACCGCCTCTCGGTTCCGTATCGAGGCGTCGTTGGTGATCGCGGTCTGCACGTCGATGCCAGGAGGAGTGAGCAGGACGCGGCGCCTCGGCGGCACACACTCACGTCTTTTAGTTGTTCCCATTCGTCGGTGAGCTGCCCGCAGCATGCGGGCATCCCAGCAGCAGGCTCGCCAGGCCGGTGCTGGGATGCAATTGGTCGCGCAGGGCGCTGCTGCAGTGCCCCTCGGTGACGCGGCCGGTTGCTGTAGTGGCGGCCGTCACGAGCGCATCGAGGTCGTCGGTGGATACAGATACCCTTGCGGTCATATCGGGGGGAGAAGCTGATGCCGCGAGCTGTCACGGCCTCGCTAGCTCCACTGGTTCGGGCCCCGCTCGACTCGGGGGTAACGTGACAGACCCTTAGACTCATTCGCGAGAGCTAGGTGGTAGTGGCCGAGGACCACCGCACGGAACAGGAGGAACCGATGGCCAGGTCACCGCGCTCGATGCCCCAAAAGCCTACGCTGCGGCTGTCCGAGAGTTCCGTTGCGGCGAATGGTGCGGCGATCACTCTCTACATCGAGGAGTGTGCGGGCATCACCGCAGAAGTAGTCCGTCACAGAGGGTGGGCCTCGAAGGTTCGGGCCGTGTCGTCCGGCGAGCCCTTTGCTTACGAATCGTCCATGTCGGAACGTGAACTCGCTTTCATGTCTACGGTTGTGATGGTTGACGCTATCCATCGAATCTGGGCGAAGCGCAAGATCGTCCATAGGATCCACCCTCACATGGCAGACGTGCTGATCAACAGCGTCGCCGATCAGATGCCCGGCTCGCTGTTCGCCAAGCAGCCCTACAGTGACCCGTTGATCGTGTTCCCAGTCCCGCTGGAGGTGGCCACGCTCTATGGCACTCCCGGGCGTCTTGTGGGTTTCCACGTGGTAGGCCAGCGGCCGAACGGTCCGCACCGAGCGCTGTGCTCGACTCATGACGCGGCGCGCAGCGACCTGCTGCTCAACTTCCTCATCCAGGTCGAGGAGCCCGAGCAGGAGTTGCTGAGTGTTCGTGCTCGCGTCCCGGCGGGGCAGGAGACGTTCACTGTGGAGGACGTGGTCAACAGGTCTCTGGCTAACTTCGTTGCGGAGGGGTCACTACTGGCCTCTCCTGAGCGGGCGCAAGATGCCCTGCGGACTCTGGTCAGCGCGGCCATGGGAATCCTGGTCTACACATGCACCAAGCAGCCCGACATGGTTGCCGTGCCGTCGAGGGGCACGCGAGGCAAGGCGCGACGGAAGCGGGGGGACACCATGCCGGAGAAGCCGATCCGAAACGTAAATCTCGGGTGGGTTCTGGGGCCGGCTCTGGACGCCGCCCGTCACGTGAGCCAGCGGAGGGCCGCCACGGCATCGTCGTCGACGGGTCGCCGGCAACGACCCCATCAGCGGCGAGCTCACATGCGCCTGTTCTGGGTGGGGCCGGGGCGTAAGGAACCCGAGATGAAGTTCATCGCGCCCTACGAGGTGAGCTTGGATCTTCTTCGACAGGGGGGCGTGCGGGCTGCTCAAATACACCCGGTCGGCGATGAGAAGTAGCATATCGTAAGGTGATGATGACTTTGTGTAGTCGCCACTAAGGAGTGATGCGCCCGCTTACGGTGACACATTCCCGTGGAGATGCGCCCATTCGGTCTAACGCCTTAACCTGATCGGCGTGACAGCAAACACGACCACGTTCGATTCCGCCGCTGTGACCGCGACTGAACGTCCGGTCGGCATCATCACCGTCGCCGGGCAGGACTACGAGGTTCGCTGCCCGAAGTTGCGCGTCTGGATGGCCATGATCGAGCGCCAGGAGGACTACGACACCGGGCAAGCCCTCAAGCCCCACATCCTGGACATCTATCGCAAGCTCGCCCAGAGCCCAGGCGACGAGGAACGCGCCAAGCTCATCGAGCAGTACTCAATCCTGCAGCCCAACTTCAGTCAAGCGCCCACCGCTCTGCAGCTGGCCGAGCTACTCCTGGACTTCCTGTGCGCGTGCATGACAAACAAAGAGGCCGCTGAGGCATTGCGACGCTCCTACGCGAGCGACGAGGGCGGGTGCGACATCCCGCACCTCAGGGTGGCACTGGACGACATGGACGAGGTCTTCTCTGCCTGGCTGGACGACCAGTCCGACCTGGTCGGGGTCAACCGGCCCGAGCCTCCTGTGCCGGTCAACCGGGAAAGCCGCCGCCAGACCGCCCGCGCGCAGAAAGCCGAGACTACGACCTCCGGCCGCTCTGCTGGCAAGAAAGCCAAGCGCCCCACCGAAGCAGCTAGGTAGGCCGGCTGCCGGCGGCTGCGGCTACGATAGTTGTGGGCTGGTGAGAGAATGGCCGAAATGTGGCCGGGCGGCCCGCTGACACTGCCGCATTCCATAGTTCACGACGGGATCGAACTCACCGTCCCCGAGTTGCCGGTGAACGACCTGTTCTACTGGCTCGCCAGCGGTCAATGGTGGCAGCTGTACCCCAACGCGCTACCGAACGTGGACACCGAGCCGCTGCGAAAACGTCTGTTCGATCCGAAGGACGACCTGGACCTGATCCATCTCCACGATGTCGCGACCAGACTGTTCGGTCGACTGTCCGGCATGGCCCCGCCGCAGGGCACCGGCTGGTGGCCGTCTGTACGACTGGCCAACGTCGCCCTCGTGCAATGGCCGCTGTTCAATGCCTGGTGCACCGCGCATGGAGTCGCTCCGTTCGGCGGCACGTTGATGACCACCGTGTCGGCAAGCTATGCGTGGATGCGCGAAGGGCTCCATGGAGAACAGATGGCGAAGTTCGAGCAGGCGCTCTGGGAGGCACCACCGGTCCGGTCCTCCGCGGCGGCCGTGGAGCCCGAGGAACTACCCGAGCATCTGCGCCAGGAAGAGGCCAGCGCCTTCCTGGCGGCGCTAGGCGAGTCACTTCCCGGGCAGCAGATGTCCTCCGGGATTTACTAAAATGGCGCGGAATTCCCAGCAATGGAACCGACTGCTACCACGACGTCGGGGCCAAAGGGGGCCTCCAACGCCGGCGGCAAGCTAGCAGAGCAGAGCGCTGTTTGCTAGTGGTACAGCGGGCGCAGCACCATCACGCCGGTGCGTCAATCAGGTCTGGACGTTCCGGCGTGGTGCGCGACCGGCCAAAGATTGGGCTCTGGCGTGACAATAGACGTCAGCCTAAGCCATGCTGATGCTCGTCAACGCCACTGCGTGGCTTTGCTGGCCGCGAGGAATGTGATGTCAAACCAACAGCACGGACTCCAAACCGAGACTCGGGCCGCTATCCCACAGACTCTGTGGGTGCGGCACCGGGGATCGGTCTATCGATTGCCTCTATGTCCGGACATGCGGCCATACGTGACGGTTGCACTGATGCGCTCGATGGCTGACTCACAGCCCGGCCAGGCCACCGAAACTGAAGTCGTCAGCCTGGTTGATGACAGTCGGACTACGGTGATCGGCTCGGGACTGTCAGCTCAGGCTCCCATGTTCTGCCCTGACATGGAGTCCCAGGTTCTGCCCCAATGTCGCTGCCACGAGGACGCCGGCCAGGAGAGTGTCAGCGCGGCCGGCAATGCCGATGGAACCGAGTAGCGACCGCGATGCCTACCGCGACTCCGATCGGGCAGCAGATGAAATAGCCAGTGGCTCCGCTGACGCCGCCGCCGTCGTCGCGGCGTGGGGCCCCTTTGGGCGCACATCGCTCTTCTTTCACGACCGTCGGCATGAGCCCCGGATCGACGCGTGGTCGTCGGGCACTCAGGAGTCCGACGACCAAACGGAAGGCGCCGCTCCCTACATGATCACCGTGTGGCTTCCTGGTGACGAGCCGGCGAAGTTGCCTCTGCCACCGCGGATCTGGATCACGCGCCGGTGAGGGGCATCGCCCGGTTTCGCTCCTCCTCGACGGCTTGAATGTACTCCGTCACGTCCAGCCGTCCGTCGAGGAACTGGGCGGCGAGTTCGGCGATGACATCGGCCTCCATGGGTGAATCCTAGCTCAGGGGCCACCGACGATCTGGGGGCGGCGGTTGTCGCGAACGACGTCATCCAGTCGGGGAGCGTGGCCCGTTCGAGGGAGCCCAGTCGAGTGGGTCGACTTCGCGTTTCGTCGCCAAACCTCGACGAATCACCCGTTGGTTCACCTGTTTAGCCCAGCATGGTTACTCCGTTCGGGTCACTATGGAAGGAGAGTATGGACCGCCCCCGCCTGCGGGGGAACACCGGGCGGGAGTGCGCGTGGCACTGGCGGACGCGACAGTTCGCGTAATCCTGGATGTCACCCGTTTCGACCGTGACCTCCAGACGAAGGTCGCTGCTGCCGCCCGCAGAGCCGGCCGCCGGTTTGACATCGAGTTCGCCAAGACGGCCCGACAGGCGGCCGTGCGATGGTCCAAGGACTTCGAGGACTCGCTCAACAAGCGGATGACCGGCGCTGGCTCACGCGCTGGGGCCATATTCGCCCGCGGCCTTCGACGCGACGCCGCGCCACAAGCCCGCATGCTCGGCCGGGACCTCGGCGAACAGATCCGAGGCGGTCTGCTGCAGACCACCAACCAGACAGGCAGGTGGTATACCCGGGCGCTGCAAGGCAGTTTGACCATGGGCGGCAACCGGCTCGGTCAACGGTTTGCCGCCGCGATCTGGCTGGGCCTCAACAACAGTCCTATTGGCTTGCGCCTTCGGCAGCGGATCGAGGACGACTCCGAACCTCAGGTGCTGACCGCCGCACGCACGATCGCCGCGCGGTTCGGCGCGGCGTTGAGCGCGGCCATGGGCTCTGTGTCCATCGGCAGAATGGGGTTCCTTGTCGCCGGCGTGGCCGGCCTCGTCTCCGAGGGCGTCCAGCTCGCGGCCGCGCTCGAACCAGCCCTCCAGGCGATCGGACTGCTTCCCGCCGTGGCGACAGTCGCCGCAGCGAGCATCACCACGCTCGTCGTCGCATTCAAGGGGATGGGCGACGCCCTGAGCGCCGCCGCATCGGGAGACGCCGAAGAACTCGCTGAAGCGATGGAGAAACTATCGCCGGCAGCTCAGTCTGTGGTGAAGGAGTTCGCGGCCTTGATGCCGCGCCTGTCCGAAGTGCGGCGAGCAGTCCAGCAGGCTTTCTTCGAACAACTGACCGGCGACCTGACACGGCTCGGCGATGCGCTCATCGGTCCCGTCCAGCGGGGCATGACGGCGACGGCGTCAGCTGCCGGCCGCATGGCTTCGGGCCTCGTGGACGTGCTGACCCAGACACGCAGCGCCGGCGCGATCGAAGAAATCTTCGGTTCGACGGCCCGCGCGTTCGACCAGATGACCGGACCCATGCAGACCTTCACGACAGGGATGCTGGACTGGATCCGCGCAACGTTGCCCGCGTTCGATCAGCTCGTCGCCTCACTGGGATCCGGCACGACACGCTTCGGCGAGTTCTTGTCCAGAGCGGCGGCATCCGGGCAGGCGATGGCATGGGTAAACGAGGCCATCACAACCATTTCCCAGCTGGGACGAGCCGCGTTCAGTGCGGGCCGTGTTGTCGGCACGATCTTCGACGCCGCGAATGCCGCCGGCGGAACATACCTGACCAACCTCAACGATGCCTTGATCGCCACGCGACAGTTCTTGGCGATCGGTGAAGGCCGTACAGCGCTGATCGCCATCTTCGAGGGAATCCACCAGGTGGTTCAATCCCTGGCCGAGCCGTTGAAGGCGGCGGTCGTCGGGCTAGGGCAGATCAGTCGGGTAGCGGGTTCAGTTTCTCAAGCCGTGTCATCAGGTCTGGCAGCGGCCATACGCGGTGCCGGACAGGCCATCGAGAACGCCGGACCAGGGCTGACACGTTTCGCCGCGGCGGTTGGGTCTGTGCTGAGCACGCTCGGCGACATTCTTCCCAGTATTGGCACGAGCCTGGGCTCTCTGCTCAACGCAGCCGCTCCGCTCGTGTCCATCTTCGGATTGGTCGCACGAGCTGGCGCCGCCCTGCTGAGCGTGGTCGCCAGCCTGCCGGGCCCCTTGCTGACGATGATCGGCGTGTTCGTCGGCATTCGAGCACTGGGCCTGCCAAACCTCTTCACGCAAATCCAGCAGCGCGTCGGCGGCTTAAGCGGTGTGTTCAGCGCGGCCAGCGGCGCGGCCAACAGTTTCGGTAGAGTGTTCGGCCGCATCACCAGCACCTACCAGGCCAACATCGCCTCGTTGACGGCGTTGCGGATCCAGCAGCAAGTCGCTGCCAACGCGATGACGGCTGGGATTCCACAGGTCAGCGCTTTCGGTGCAGCGATCGGCAGTCTCTCCGACCGGGCACGCGCGGCGGGCGGGGCAATCGGTGGATCGTTGCTTCGTGGAGCACAGAGCTTGATCGGAGCTCTCGGCGGCGGTATCGGCATCGCTCTTACCGCGGCGTCGGTCCTAATTGGCGTCTGGGCGGACGAGCAGGCAAAGGCCGACCAGGCTGTGGCCGAGCACAACCAGCGTGTTCGTCAGCTTGGGTCCACGCTAGACCGAGTTACGGGCTCAATCACCAACGCGACCCGCGCGCAGGCACAACAGACGTTCGCGTCCAGTGATCTCGCAGACGCCGCCTCGCGTCTGGGCTTGTCGATCGACAACGTCGCCGACGCGGCCACCGGCAACGAAGTCGTCCAGCGGCGCATGGTTGAGCAGCTCCGTAACAGTGCCCGTGGCGCCTTGCAGACCTCCGGCGATTGGCATGAGATGGAGCTGGCCGCTCAGAACATGGGCATCTCCGTCGACGTCTTGCTCGATGCGTTGCTGGGCAACGAGTCCGCGATGAAACGCGTCCAGAAGGCCACCGAGGGCACCGAGGCCAGTCTCAGTTCAATGCAGGGAACGTGGGGTGACGCCATCCCTGACCAAGTCGCGCTAGGAACGGCCATCAACCAAACAGCGAGCGAGCTCCAAAAGCAGGCTGACGCCATCCAACGAGCCAACGCTGAGTATGGTCCGGCGGCACGTCTCGCGGATGACCTCGCTCAAGCGATGGGCGTTCTGGCGGACAACAGTTCTAGCGCTGCCGACAAGGCCCGCGCGCTCGACTCGGCACTTCGCCTGCTCAACGGAGGAACCGTCGACCTCGCGGATGCCCAAAAGGCCAACGCGGACGCGATCGCCTCGGGTAACACACAGATGCAACAGCTTGCCGACAAGTACAACATCGCTGGCAAATCAGCTGCGGCGCTAGGAATCTCCACCGGCGAACTCGCCGCGCGTCAGGCAGAGCTTGGCCAAACGATGTTCGACTCCAGCGGCCAGCTCAACTTCGCCTCCGAACGCGTACGCGGACTCTACGATGCCTCGAAGCAGCTCCGCCAGGCCACATTGGATCAAACCGCCGCGATCATCGACAACGCTCAGAAGACCGGCGGTGACATGGCGCAAGCGCACAAGCGTGCGGCGGACTTGGTGAATCAGTCTCGCCAGCAGATCGTCCAGTGGGCGACGGACGCCGGTCTTGGCGCTGAGGCTGGCGAGCAGTTGGCCAACATGATGGGCCTGATCCCGGAGAACGTCAAGATCGCGCTGGAAATGCAGAACGTGCCCGCGATCCTGAACCAGCTGAGCACGATCAAGGGCGACATCGAACTGCTACCCGACAAGAAGTCGCTGCGACTGGACTCCAACGCCCGGGGCATGAGAAAGGAGCTCGAAGACCTGGGGTTCAGCGTGCAGGACATCCCGGGAAGCAAGGACATCAAGATCACGCCGAACACGTCCGAAGCGACCGCAGCGCTGCAGCAGTTCATCACGAACATGCTTACATCCCGGAACCCCGAGATGAAGATCGATGCCAATACGAGCGCCGCGGAACTGGATGCCCTGCAGCTCCAGCAGTTCATCAAGAACCTACCCGCTGTGTTTCAGCCCGGGCTCAACACGGCGCCGGTCATCGCCGAGTGGCAGAGCTTGCTGCTAGGCCCCCTCAGCAGTCCGCCAGGCACACCGACGGTGACCCCAGGGGTCGACGGCGGTCAGGTTCAGACATGGTTCGACGTCTACCTGCAGGGCTTGGTGCCGGCGCCCGGCAATCCCACGATCACCCCAGGGTTGGACCCGAGCCAAGCCAAAGAGGGCCTGGCTGCGCTGGAGCAACACATGCTCCCGAACCTTCCCTACGTCGTCATCGTTCCCACCGTGGACGGGAAGCCAGCCACAGACGGTCTTGACGGGATCTTGGAGGGCTTGGGCATCGAGGCTCAGGGAAAGCCCGAGATCACACCAGAGGTGAACGGAGGTCCACCGAAGCTTCAGATGGAGAAGCTGCTTGATCTGTCGCCCGACCAGCAACCCAAGATCGAGCCGTCCGCGAACATCGCGCCCGCGCAGGACAAACTTCGGAACCTGCTGGGGTTCTTCAACACCGCTCAGGCAACCGGCCCGCAGGTGAGCGCGAACACGGCGCCTGCCAGTACCCGGTTGGCTTTGCTGCTCAACCTGATCAACAGGTCGCAAGCGACGGGGCCGTCAGTCAACGGCAACGTCGGTCCAGCAAATGCCCAGCTGGCGTTGCTGCTCAACCAGATCAACCGGTCTCAGGGCAACGTCGCGGTCGGCGCGAACACCGGACCGGCTTACGGCGGTATCAACAATCTGGTCGGATACGCCAACCAGTCTTCTGGCGCCATAAGCGTCGCCGCAGCCACAGGTTTGGCCTACGCTCAGGTCAACGAGCTTGTCCGTTACATCAACTCCCGCAGCGCCACTGTCTCGGTGAACGCCAGCAGTTCAGTGCGGGCAGCTGAAGGCGGCCTATTCAAGTATTTCGCCGGCGGCGGCATCAACACGATGCGACCGATGCCGGCGAACCGGGCGCAGATCGTTCCACCGAGAACGATGCGTGTCATCGGCGACCGTGCTCGCGGAGATGAGGCGTTCATCCCGCTGGTCAACAGCGCGCGCAGCAGGTCCATCTTGGCCGCCGCCAGTTCCCAAATGGGCTTCGATCTCGTGCCCAAGCAAGCGCAACAGACAGACACGCGCGAGACCCGTGCGACCACCGTGGAGGCCGGCGCGATCGTGGTCAACGCCCCCTATTCCGACCCGTTCCTTGTAGCTCGGGCCGTCATCAACGAACTCACACGAGAAGCGGTGGTATAGCTATGTTCCAGCCTGCGTCCGATTTTCTTGCTAGCGCGACGGATCTGTCTAGCTTGGCGTCTGCGGCCGACGGCCCCGAAGAGGCGTCGTCGGAGTTCCGGGTAGCGATCATCGGGGATGACCACGGTCGCCCGCACGTGATGCTCGCGTTTAGTCACCTCCAGTGGGTGTTCGAGCCGCATCTCGCCGCCGATCTAGCCGCTGTGCTCACTGACGCCGCGAAGCAAGCCGCCGCACTGCCCCCGCTGGGTTCCATGCTCACGCCCGCAGGCCCGTCGGGAACGCCCGTGGACGGCCCCCGATGAACGCAAGGTCCACACCGGATCCGGATGAGGCCGGCGATATGGCCGAGTTCGGGATGCTCATGCCCTTTGTGACAGTGGCAAGCAAGGGCGGCCCTCACGACGACAAGTCGTACGCCGCGGGATGGGAGATGGGCGCGTTGGACGCCGAGCTCAAGCATGCCATCGCGCTGGTTCTGGAACGTGTCATCCACACGAGCAACGATCGACAGGCAGACATGATCGCAATGCGGCATGGCTATCGCGCTGACATCGCGCCGACCGGGACCGACGGCTGGTCCGCATTGCGGCTCACTCGGACGGGAGCCGACTGATGGCCTTTGTTGGATACCTTGAACTGGGTGGAAACGAGATCATCAACTCGGCGCGCGTCTACACATACGCTCTGGGGTTGGGGATCACGGCGATAAGCTGCACCCAGTGCGACCTCCTTCCGCGGGTGTTGGGTGACGAGCCGTATACGAGCGCCGACATGGACGATGCGCCATGGTTCGATCCCGCCGTCGTCGCCTCCAAGGACTTCGCCGGAGTCCTCGGCTTGGAGATCGTCGGCCTCGACCAGCCTTTCAACACGCGCGAGCCGCTGCCTCTCGCCGGGGGCGGCGCTGCCCTGAGCCCGCTCCGGCGCAGACAGCGTGAGATTCAAGTGCGGGCGTTGCTGTTTGCTCGCAGCGAATGTGGGTTGTCATACGGTCGGTCGTGGATGGCGGCCGCGACGCGCGGCACTGCCTGCGGACTGGAATGTGTCGGCGACGACCTGTGTTTCCTCACGTGCTGCCCTACCGAGTGCGAGGATCCAGCGCCAGGTGTCGAGGACACGTGCGGAAACAAGGAGTGGCGGACCCTGTTCAACGTCGGGATCCTTGAAGGTCCGATCGTGAGGGAGACGACTCGCCTCAACGGGGGGTGGATGCAGCAAGTCGAGTTTACTCTGACCGCCGGCAATCCATACATCTATCAGTTGCCGACGCTGGTGGCGACTGGGCCATCAGCGGGTCAGGTGATCCCTGGGTTCAACAGCGAGACTCCCATGGAGTGTGTCGAGGAAACGGACTGCATCGCCAGCGCCACACCAGATCCGCTCTGCCAAATGCCGCTCATGCCGATGTATCCATTGGCGCCGAACGATCCCTGTTTCCCCAAGGGTCCATTTACCGCCTACCGAGCGGTCATCACGGTCCCCGAGGGACTGACGCCTAACTGGTTCGAGAACGTTCCGCTCTTGAAGGTCAAGGTCGGGAACTTGGCCATCAGGCGGTTCATGATCCGCTGGTACACCAACCGGTCGGGAGTGGACTGCTTTGCCGGCCTGGAAAGTCCGATCCCATCCGAACGGCCGATCAGTCCATGCGACTCGTGCGCTGAGCTGCACATCCCCGTCCTGCCGCCCAACTCCACACTCACGATCGACGGCCGCACGGAGCGAGCATGGGTGGACTGCCCCGGCGGCCCCGGCCTAGCGACAGCAGAGCCGTACATCTACGGTGCTGGAGGTAGGGCGTTTCAGTGGCCGGCGTTCGGCTGCGGCCAGATGATGTGCGTCGAGATCGTCGCCGAGATCGGCCCAGCCGGGCAAACCCCGTCGCTCGCGTGGACGATCGAGCACGTCGCCCGTGAGGACGCCTCATGACCACTCCCCGGGCCGTCAAGCCACGTCTAGGCTGCGCGAGCGACTACACCGTCGAGGTATGGCAGCTCGACCGCCGGTACCAGACTGAGATCGGTCAGCTGGTCCCCGAGCGCCACTTGGTCACTCAACTCAGTGGGATTGTCAGTCTCTACTGGGAAAGGACCATCGACGACTTCTCCGAGGCGAGGGTACGGTTTCAGCCGGTCAAAGGCGATGACTGCTGCGGCAAGCTGTTCCCCAAGTGGGACAACTTGGGGAACCTGACCCAGTCTGGCGTGTGGCCATGGAGCCATGAGATTGTCATCTACCGTGAGGGTGAGCCAGTGTGGATGGGCCCGATCTTCTCGGTCGACGAGACAGTCAGTCCATCCGAAACCACTGAGTTCATTCAGATCAACGCCCGTGACTACCTGGCGTGGGTAGACCGACGCGTGCTGCATGAGACGCTCACGTTTGGTGGCCCCGCCACGAACTTGTACGACCTCGTGGAGATCGCACGCGCGATCGTGCTGGACGCGTTCAAACCAGACAACATCGGCATCACTGAGGCTCAAGTACCCCGCTACTCCGACTCTGGGCGGAAAGGACGACGTACCACCCGTGCACACGAAGCGCGCTGCGGGGATGAGCTAAGAGAAGTGGCGCGTGGTGGCATCGACTTCACGGCAATCGGAAAGATGATCATCATCAAGGGAGTCCGTCGAGATCCAACCGTCCCGGTTCTCGAACTTCGCAACCGCGATTTCCAGGCTGGCGTCGAGATCCGGATCGTCGGCGCCGATGCCGCGACGAAGGGATATGCGGTCGGGCAACCTCCACTAGAAGGTGACGATCCAGCGCCTCTAGGGGTCTCCGTGGCCGCGGGGGTCCCCGCATCTGGCATCGACCCCTTCTTCGGGTTGATCGAAGCGCTCACCAACTCCGGAGAGACCACCTCGGAGGACTTTCTCCAGTGGATGGCCCAGGAGCTCGTCGACGAGAACCACCCCCCGCCACGAACTTTGTCAGTTCCGGCCGGCTCAACCCTCTCGCCTGAGGCGACGCTCTCGATCCACGAACTCATTCCTAGCAGACACTTCAAGCTCACCATCAAAGGCACATGCTCGGCCCTGTCCCAGTACATGCGGTTGTCCCACATGGAAGCTACGTGGGAGCCGGGCAGCCCGGAACGGATAGGCGTCACGTTCATTCCTGGCAACGCCGAGATCGTCGAGCCGGAGGGGGCATGACATGGCCGTCATGAAGAACGACTTCTCAGGGTGGCCGGACACCGTTGCCTTCAAACGGATGATCCGCACCCTGATCCGTGCGCAGCAGTACGTGCCACCGCAACAACCAGAGGGAGAGGCGCCGCCTCCAGGGCCGACAGTGTTGAGCGTCCAGGCAGCCCCCGAAACTCCGGCCTTGGTGCCAATGTCCCGAAGTGAGTGGAGGTTGGGACAGAACGCCGTCGGCGACCTGGTCGCCCGTCACGTCTCCGGCCACGAGCAGATCATCGCGGCAAACCCAGAAGGAGCAGCCAATGGCTAGGCCGTGCGGATGCGGCAGCGGCGGCATCATCGTCGTCTGCGGAACTGGACTGGCATGCAGTGGTGTCGGCACAACGGGTGATCCGCTGAGGATCTCCTGGGAGATTCCGTTGGGAACAGCCGTTTGCAACGGTGTCATGAACTGTGTGGGCGCCAATCTCGGCAGCGGCCTGAGTTACAGCTCCGGTGCACATCGGCTGTCCGTTCGAGTCAGCACCGACGCGGGCAACATGGCGGGGTTCGGCAGTGACGGCGGCCTACTGGTGACAGGCAGCCCGGACCCCTCTCTCGGCGGTGTCACCATCGCCGGAATGCGTACATCAAACTTGCTGGGCTCGATGTACGGCGCCGGGTTCGGAGTGTGGCCCGATGGCTACGAGGCCAGCTACAAGGCAGTGATGGGACACGAACACGTGCAGCTCGTGCATGTGCCCGTCCGCCGCTCGCAGGAGTTCCTGCTGTACGCCGTGCACGATCGCAACCTTGGTTGGTACACCAACACCAACGACGCTGTCGTTCCTGTTCGGCCTACAAACTCCGTGCCCGGCCCGTGGGCGCAGGAGATGGTCGTGCGCCCATCGGGCCTGCCGGACACCCTCTCGCCGGACAATCCGTACACGGTTACCCGTGGATACTTCGGGTTCGCGTACCCCACGCAGCAAGGCGTGCTGAGGCTCGACGATGTCTTTCGCATCACTGCCCGACGTAAGTGTCTGTACTTGGAGTGCAAGGACGTCGGCGGTTCGGCCGACACTGTCGCTCCCTCGAACACGCTGTTTAGACTTGCCGGCCTCATCGAGTCATGGGGTCTGCAGAAGAGCGTGATCGTCGCGGCACAGCTGCAAACCGGTGATCAGGACATAGTTGGCATCAAGGAAGGTCTTGCCCTGTGTAAGTCCAAGGGCATTGAGATCGCTGTGCACATCGCCACGACGGCCGAGGCTGCGGTCAACACCCCGGCGAGCCTAGTCGCGATGCAGTGCACCTGGGTGGGACTGAGCTACTCCCTGCCAGACTCGACGATCCAGGCTTACGTCACCGCCGGCCTGAACGTGATGATGTTCGTCGCCGATCGACAAGCGCACTGGACCAAGCAGCAACAGCTCGGCGTTCGCGGCGCGTTCAGCAGCGACCCGATGTACACAGCCGGGCACAGCTACGGGTTTCGCTACAGGCTGGTGAACCCGCCCTCAGACTGGCCGCATATCTTTACCGGTCAGGCGGCCAACTACGGGCGGTTCGGGTACAGCGGCTCTTTGTCCGGCGTTCATGCCAAGTTCCGCGGCTGGGTAGACCGTGGCGACGGCGCCGCGGGCGTTCTCAAGGCCGGACCAGAGATGGTGCCTCCAACCAACTCTGGATTCCACATGCCGATGGGGCCTTACAACCCGATCTTCGACCGAAGCTTGTCGGACCCTCCGCCTGCGGGAAACTATGGCGTGCCCACCAACTACGACGTTGAGATCACTGTCGGTACAGTCGGCGCGAACTGGCAGAGCGGCGGCCAGATGAGCATGGGCATGTTCATCTGCGTGCCCCGCGACGAACGTTTGCTCGATCTGTCGGCGGCAACCACGGGCACCATCGGCTACAGCTTCCTGGTCGCGTCGAATGGGAACTTCGTGTTTCGGCGGTACTCCGGCGCGGCAGGAGTGATCGCCTATCAGTACACATGGGCATCCGGCTGGGCAGCGGCCGAGTTCATCAACACCAGGCAGTTTCGGATCGCCGCCCAGGTCAGGCCAGGCACGATCCGCTGTGGGCCCCTCACCGAGAACGGCGGGATCGCCGGGGCGAACTCGCGATTGTTCACGGCGACGACCCCGCTTGACCCTGGCGGAGTCGCGGCACAAGCCGACGCACATCGAGGTCCTTACCTGTACCTCAGTTTCTGGGAAACCGCTGGTTTCACCGGCTACCGGCACTACACGAACCTGAAGGTGGCTAACTTCTCATGAGTGTCTATGAGTACGAGAACTCGACGATCTTCGAAGCCAAGGTGTTCGGTCATCTGGAAAACGGACCGTCTATCACACAGCCTCCGCCAGAGTGGTGGCCGCTACGCGACCAGGTCTACGAAGCCGCCAGGGATGTCGTCGCCTTCCCCGAGGTCGCTGACTTTCACATCATCTACCGCCATCCGCTGGACGGTGAACTCAGCCGCACCCGCTGGGTTGTCGCAGCGGAGTTGCTCGGTCCGACTCTGTCGTGGTACGAGGACACCTCCGGTGACTCCATCATGCTGTTTCGGTTCAACCAGCAATCGGACATCCAGCAGTTCCGCGATGACCAAGCTAGACCGATGCCGTGGCCGGGCTTGCGGGACGTGATGCCCGCGGTGATCGCCAAACAGGCTCTGGGGGCCGGGCCAGTTGACATCCCGTTCGCCAGCCAGCCGACGATGGAATTCACTGCACAGGAGGTGCAGTACTCACGGTTCGACACAGATGACATCCGTGAGCCCTACACGAACCACCTGTACGCGTGGCGGTTCACCGCTGACCCGGCAGGCCCGCATGAGCCGGCGGTGTGGATCGTACCGGTCGGGCAATCCACCGGAATGAAGGTCAGCGTGGCGATGAGCAACAGCGGGTCCGTTTGGTCGGACTTTGACGAGCCGGCGCCAGAGTTCGTGCCGTTGGCGCCGCCAGTGGGTTCAGCGCCGTAACGCTGGTTGGCCAAGGGCACTGCCGCGCGGGTGTGGTCGGTTGTGTCGTCGCCGGCCACCGAACGCTCGGTCCGGGAGAAGTGGTGAGAACTTCGTGTCACGGGAAGATCACCTCGGGATCGAACTTCACCCAGGTCGCGTTGAGGACGCCGCCGACCACTCTGCCGTTGTTGACACAGCGCTGCAGTTGCTCATGAGGCGCGTCTCGCCTTGTGCCCAGCTGGTCCGTTGTCACGTGGAACACCAGGAGCCTCTCCTGGGAGTGAGCACGGCGGTTCGAGTGGGGCCGACCGTCGCTAGCCAGCCATGAGGTAGACGGGTAGCACTTGGTATCGGGGTCGCGGGTCGGCGACTCCATCCCCTCGCTGGTCAGTTGTTGCAGGACCCTTCCGCTTCTTCGCGTTGTTCGCGGTTCTTCATCGCCCTGGGTCCAATGGCCAGGTAGGGCATGGCGTGCGGCTCAACGCTGCATGGAGATGGACGAAACATTTGAAAAGCCATTTATTTTGTCTAAGGTATTGAATTGTGGGTTGTGACTTTATGCGCAAACAGTGCTAAGGTCTATTCATCGAACCTAATCCTTGCGTGGAGGCAACGTCATGCGCTGGTATGTATGCGACATGGACCACGGCGTACTGCGTGTCGAATGCTCACGCCGCGCCGCTGTGGAGTGGTGGATGAACGACCAGGACGCGTCCAAAGTGATCGAACGGCACACGTACGGGCCTGGCTTCTACAGCTACGTGGTCGGCAACGACGGAGAAGATTGTGCCGACGCGACCATCGTGCGCGAGGATAAGCTTCCGCGGTACGGCATCACCACCCCGCCCTCGGAGATCGAGCCGCTCTACCCCTTTAAGAACCAGCCCCACGAGCCCCACGGGCCGCGCGAAGAGTCGCTGGTCTGCGCGTAGCCAGCCAGGGCCAAACCAACCTCATGAGATGCGCCAGCTAGCGACGGGAACTTCGTCGCGCGGAGAGGGTTTGACGTGGGTGGCCGGACCCCGAGAACTGATCCACTCGGTGTGAGAGTCGTTCATCGGTGTATGCAAGCCGCAGCGTAGTCCGCCGGGGCCTGGTATCCGAGCGAGCTGTGTCGTCGGCGGGTGTTGTAGTCGTGTTTCCAGTCAGTGATCACCACACGTGCGTGCGCGAGTGACCAGAAAATGTTGATATTGAGGCATTCGTCGCGGACTCGGGAGTTGAACGATTCGACGTAGCCGTTGCGCCACGGTTGTCCGGGTGGGATGAACGACGAGCCGACCCGTTCGCCTGCCCAGTCGGCCATCGCGTCACAGGCCAGCTCGGGGCCGTTGTCGCAGCGCAGCACCGCCGGGTAGCCACGGTCCAGGGCGATGCGGTCGAGTTCGTCGATGAGGCGGTCCGCGGTGATCGAGCGGTCCACGAGCCCGCCGAGACATTCGCGGGTGTGCTCATCGATGATGGAGACGATCTTGATAGGTCGGCCGTCGCTGGTGGCATCGAACTGGAAGTCCACGGCCCAGACCCGGTTCGGCGCGTCAGCCTTGGGCGGGTCTGGCGCGGTCGAGGTGCCGATGCGTTTGCGTCGCCGGCGTTGCGGCACCCGCAGCCCTTCCTCACGCCACAACCGCTGGACCTTCTTGTGGTTCACGTTCCAGCCCTCGCTGCGGGCATCGGCGTGGGCATTGCGGAACCCGCGCCGCGGATGCGTCTTCGCCCAGCCGCGCAACCAGGCCCGCAGCGTCGCGTCCGGATCGGCTGGTGTCGTGCTCGTCGGCTCACGTCGCTGCGTCGCGCGGTGCTGCCCGGTCACCCGGCAGGCGAACCGCTCGGACAGACCCAGGACGTCCATGAGGTGACGCACGGCGGCCCGGCGACGCTCCGGGCTCAGAAGTTTCCCTTCGCGATCTCCTTCAACGCCGCCTTCTCCAACTCGGCGTCGGCGAGCAACCGCTTGAGCGTCGAGTTCTCGCGCTCAAGATCCTTGAGCCGTTTCGCGTCGTCGGCCTTCAACCCGCCGAACTGGTTACGCCACCGGTGATAGGTCTGCTCGGAGACCCCCAACTCGCGGCACACCGCCGCCACATCCTTACCCTCGGCCAACAGCCGATCCGCGGTCGTCAACTTCCGCACGACCTGCTCCGGTGAGTGCCGCTTCCTCGTCGCCATGTCCATCGAGCCTTCCTGCCCAGCCTCGGGCATACAGACTCTCACTCGACCTGGACCAACGAACCGGGGTCAGGCCAGGGGGACTCCGCGTATGCGCGGTGTAGGGGTATCAGGGCGTGGGTGACTGCGTGTAGACGTCGATGAGGGCGTCATTGAGTGAGCGGAGAGCACTGTCGATTTCGAGGTCGTTGCCGACGATGACCTCCCGGCGGGTGGCCTGCGGCTCCTCTCCTCGGAAGCGGATGATGTGGAAAGTTCGACCATCTCGGGTGAGTGCCCGCAACAGACGCGCCTCGTCGCGATCGGGACCGACGAACACCTCGTGAACGACGCCGAGCCCGAGGTACCGGACGCCGGGAAGCCGGATCGAGTCGCGTACCGGGTCGATGGTGTGTACGACGCCGGTAACCGCCGTTACGGTCGCGGATATCGACGCCTGGTCGGCGCGCAGGAGAAACGCGGTGGCCGCTTCGCGAGCGGGCCATTTGAGACTGTCACTGCTCAGGAATTGATCTACCGTCGGGTAGCGGCCCCAGCCTTCCTGGTCTTCGATGGCCTGTTCGTGCGTGAAGGCGGCGAGCAGCATCGAGGTGTCGTCGCAGTCGGGCAGCGCCTCGACCTGGGCGCGCGAGGTCATGCCGAGTCCCGGTCGAGCCAGGCGAGCGGTAGGCCCTGCGCGAAGCTGCCGACGGTGATGATTGGCAGCGGCGGCAAACCGACAGCCGGAGAGATCAACGGGTTGGCTTCATCCTGCCAGGTGGTGGCCCACACGGGCTGGAGCTTACTCGTTACTGGACTCACCTCCGTTGGCGCCGTCGCGGGTCCGCTCGCCGCTGCCGCTGGCCGGGCGGCGGTGTTCGGATGGCGGCGAGCCGATGTCTGAGGAGCTGTCGCGTGTGATGAACGCCTTGTTCATGGCCGCCACGTAGTCGACGATGTCCCCGCCGATGGCCGCCGCGGCGTCCTTGGCGCACTTGAACACAGTCACCATCGGCTGATAGCAGCGACGACGGATCAAGGCGAACCATTCACCGCTGGCGGCCAGTACGCCGAGAATGACGCGTGCCTGCGCGCCCGAGACGCTCGCATCCGCGAGCGTCATCGCCCCGTCCTCCACGTCCGCGACCTCGATCACGATCGCAGTCCCGACGTACCGGCCTTCTAGAAAGTCGGGATCTGCCCGGATAGGGCCCTTGGCGACGAGCCCGATGTAGAGCAAGGTGAGCCGGTCAGATGGTGAATGGACGTCGCTGATGAGAACGCAATCCGCAATGGACTGGTGTGGTCGCTCGCCGTGCACTCGGAAGCGAATCACCCGGCTGGGCATGGTGTCCCAGCCACTTTCACGCTGGAACGCCGCCTCGAACGTGAAGCTGTCTATGAGTGCTCTTCGCAGCGGTGAATCGACGAACGCTTCTGCCTGGTCGCGCGATACTGGCTCACCGTAGACGGCATGCGCGCCCTGAGGCTCGCTGGTGTCAGGGACGAGAGGGGACGGGTCGGGTTCATAGGGCGGAGGATAGGCGGCTGGATCGGTCGCGTAGTGCGCGTAGGCCGCGTCCAGTGCGCGGGCGGCGCGAAGGAGGCTGCGCCTGATTGTCAGGTGCCGATCGACGCCGGACCCCATGGACGTCGCGTCGTCGAGCTCGGCGTCGAGCTCGGCGACGAGCTCGACGCGGGCCCTCCACTCGCCGTGCATCGGACCGAACACGCAAAAGCCGGCGCCACTGGCGGTGACTCCCCTAACGAACCTGGTCGGAATCGAGTCGGGCAGGTCGGCCGGGTCACGCCCGTCGTTGTGGGGGTGGGACTCCGAGGCCATCCAATCGTCGTAGACGATGCCGACGGCAAGGAACGCCCCGCCTCCCCGAGCATCGGGGTAAACGAAGTGTTCCCACCAGTCGGTGTCCTCTTCCATCTGGTCGGCGATTTCGCTGATGAGCTGATGTGCCGGGAGTGCCTCCGGGTTGCTGATCAACCTCGGCCACATGTGTGTGCCGGCGCCTAGCCGTGGGCCGCCGAGATACTGGCACAAGATGGGCAACTTCCGGTCGTCATGGGAGAGCGGTCGTCCCGCCTGCTGAAAAAGGAGCGATCCGAGCAGGATGTCGCGCAGAAGACTCGGTGGCATCGCCTCGACTTCCCCGCGAGTCATATCGCGCTGATCGACGCGTGTGGTCATAACTGGTTCCCCCTCGTGTGGGCGCCTGCATTGTCTGTGTCGGTCGCGGCCGAGGTTCTGTGGCGAACAGCGTAGATGGTCGTCGCTACCACGTGGCTTGGGTCGTTGACGACGTTGTTGCGAGCACGGACGTACCCTTGCGTGGTCACGACCGAGGCGTGTCCCAGAGCCCGCTGCACCGCCTCCAGGGTGTAGCCCGCTTCCAGAGCGCGCCAGGTGAAGGTGTGGCGACCCCAGTGCGGACTGACCCGGCGTTGGATCAGACCGCGGTCGTGAGCACGTCGGATCAGCCGGTACACCTGCTTGCGCTTGATCCGCTTTCCGTCCAGGCCGACGAGCAGCGCCAGCGCCGAGTCTGAGTCCACGGCTTGCGGTCTGCCCGCCAGGTAGGGCACCACACGTCTGGCGTACAGCTCCTCTGGGATGGCGCGGTGGTGGACCTTGTTGCCTTTGCCGACGAACCTGATGCCACGGTACGGGTTGCCGTCGCGTTGGGTATAGGTGATCTGATCGATGTTCAGACCGCACAGCTCCGACACGCGCAAACCCATAGCGAACAGTAGCTCGACGATGAGAACGGCGCACGGGGCCCCAAGTGTGGGGTGGCCGGTCTCGGCGTCTGCGATGAGGATGAGTGTCTCTTCGGTCGTGAGCGATTGATCCGGCGGGTCAGTCTTCTGGTTGAACCGGGCAGCCGAGGTTACCGGTGTGCGGTCGACCGCCTCGACGTCGGTGAGGTAGCGGTAGAAACTGGAACAGCTAGCGATCTTGCGCTGGCGGGTCGATAGGGCGTAGGGGGTGCCGTCGCGCTTGAGGTGGCGGGCCAGGTGTTCGCGGTAGAGGTTGAAGTCTTGGATCCGCACGCCGAGCGGGTCCAGGTCGCGCGCGATGCAGAAGTCGAAGTACTGGCCTACGTCCCATAGGTAGGCCGCTCGGGTGTTGGGTGAGTCGACGGTGGCCAGCCAGGACGCGAGGAGCTGGCGCAGTCGATCGCCGGTGCGGGTGTAGCGCGACAGCAGCTCGGCGCGCGCCTGGGCTGGCGTGAGGGCGCCTGGGCGGTGCAGGGTGATGAGTTCACCGATCACACCCGGCCGTTCTGGTTCCAGGTCTGTTTCCGACAGCCCTGGGTCGTGGTGAGGGACGACGGCTAGCTTTCGTTCTAGCTTGCCCAGTGCGATCTTCTCGATCTGCCGGACCCGGACGGTGCTCACGTTGTGCTTAGCGGCAAGCTCGGCGACAGTGTGGATTCTGCCGTCCTCGCCCAGTGCTGCACGGCCGCGCAGGATATCCCGCTCTCGGTCGTCGAGCACGTGGCCGTGAGAGCGGAGGCGGTCTTGCAGTTGGAGGCGGGCCTGCTCGTCGTCGCAGAAGCGGCTCTTAGCTAGTGCTGGCATCGCCGTCACCTTCCCGTTCGCCGACGTTCGGCTGAGGATGCTCAAATGCCCGTGGCGCATGCGGGCCGAGTACTCGGACACAGGTGCCGCACAGCTGGTCGTCGGGGAACTGGTGGACTCGGGGGTCGCCGTTCTCGAAGCCACCGCGGTGACGTTGCGCGCGGTACCCACACAGCGTGGAACATGCACCGACGAGCGCGTCGATCAGCCGGTCAAGAGACACGTCGTCGGCGCTGACGTTGGGCGTCGGGTCCGGGTCCCTGGGTGTTATCACGTGCACGACACTGCTGGCGCGGTTCTGGATGAAGGTGAGCTCGATGTCAGCGCGTCGGGTGAGCAGCTCCCGAACGTCTGCGTTGCGGGTAACCACCAGGGATCCTGCTGTCACCACGGCGTGGAGTCTCGGAAGTAGACGGCGGGCGGTTCGTCGGCCGGTGTCTCGTGGGCGGCGCCGGACATGCCGTCGGGCAAGGGTGCGTGCGGCAGGTCCTTCTGGCAGTTCGGGAAGCCCTCGGCGTCGGCCCATACCTCGTCGGGGCGGTTGACCTTCTTGATGTCTCTCGTGCAATGCCGGCACAACGCGGACAGGTGTGGCACGGGTGCGGTGTGGGTCATGGTGGTTCTCCGGCGTGGGGATCGGTCGAGGGCATGGCGTTTGTCGCGGTGCTGGCCGGTGGTGGGGCGTGCAGCAGGAGCGCGGACTTCTCGATCTCGCGGATCCGGGCGGCGCTGACCCCGCGGTGGGTCGCGAGTTCGGCGAAGGGGTGTGAAGCCGGCCGTCGGCGCCGAGTGCGGCCTGGCCGTGCAGGATGTCCGGCTCACGGTCGGTGAGTAGATGGCCGCGAAGTCGGAGGTGTTCCTGGAGCTGCGAGCGGCCTGTCTGGTCGTCGTCGCAGAAACGGGCTTTTCGCTAGTGCTGGCATGACGCTCCCTCCTCTCAGTCGGATCGGCTTGGCTTGTTCCGTCGTGTTTAGTTCGCCGGCGCGAGCAGAGGTGCCCATAGTTCCCGCAGAGCGCCGAGTATTCGAGGGCCGCGCAGCCATTGCAGTACGTCTGGTTCTTGATCTTTGCTGACAGGGCAACGCATGACGAACAGGTGTCCTTTGAGGGGAAGCAGTCCATAGACGATGAGTTCGTCCAGGCCGGGCTTCTCGTCGTGCGACCCGTGGGGTAGATCGCTTCTGCTGTCATGCCAGTCCCACCGGTAGATCACGGTCGAGCCACCGTCGGGGTGGCGATTGAGGCACTGGCGCAACTGGTCGAAAGTGTCGAACTCGGTCTCGTCGCCCTGGGTCCCGTCCGCGCCGTAGAACGGGTGGTCGACTTCCCACAGATGCTGTGGCGCGGCGGGTTCCGTGACGGTGGTTCGACCGCGGAGAGCACCTCTTCGGCGGTCAGGTGAAGGGCTTGGACGAGCACGCCGAGTTGCAGCTGATCAGGTGGCAGGGTCGGGTTGCGGGTGAGTTCGACGATGGCGTGATGGCGGGGATTGTCCCAGTCGAGCTTTCTGTAGAAGCCCTCCAGTTCATCCGCAAGCAGTGCGCGTGCCAGTCCGTCGCCCTCGACGAGCGCGGCGTGCAGGAGCAGACGCGCGTCGGAGATGGGGCGGATCGGAGTGAAGTCTTTGCCCTGACGCTCGATGTCCGACCACGAGGAGATGGTGTGTCCGTCGGTCCAGGTGTTGTCGTCTTGCCGCCACCAGGTGCGCTGCGATTCCATGTTGGCAGCCAATTGGAGCATGACGTTGAAGGCTGGCGTGCCGTCGGGCCTGCGCTCGAAGCTGTCGTTCTCGTTTGGCATCGTGTCCTGCCTATTCGGAAAGGGGATCTTGTCGGCATCGGTTTCTGGCTACTGCGGGCACGCGGCTCTTCTTCGGTGGCGGTCGGTTGGGGAGTGTTCGAACGCACGGCAGCTATGGTCGCCGAGCACGCGGACGCAGCCGCCGCACAGCTGATCGTCATCGAAGATGTGGACGCGCGGGTCGCCGTTCCCGAACGCTGTCTCCGGTGACGGGGGCCGACTCATGCGCCCCCGGGTGCCCGGGGCGCCGAAGCCGAAAACGTCTGTTATGTCCGACATGTGGCTTATGTTCTGTCCTGTGCGACACCGCCAGAAGGTGTTCAGTGTCGCTTTCTCGTTTGACTCTGGCGGGGCCGACCACCGGGTTGACCTGCGGTCCGCCAGTTCGTCGGTGTTGTCATCGCTCATCGTTCCTCACGCGACTTGACGGATTTGAGCAGTGTTTCGGCGTGCGGCTTCTTGAGATGCGCACGTTTGTGGCCCATTTACTGCCGCACTCGGGGCACCCCGAATGTCAGTTGCGCAAGCAATCCCCAACGAGACGCCAGGCTGTCTTCGGCGTGCTGCTCGAAGACCAGCCTGATCGCGGCCACTGCGGCGGAGAACGCGACGATTCTCTGGTCATCGAGTTCGTCGGCTGTCAGGAATGTGCCCGCGAAGCGGAGAATGAATTCCTCGCGGTTCGGGGTTCGCATAGCCACAAGAAGCATCTGATGTGATGCGGCAGGAACAGTCCCGCGCAGCGCGCCAATCCGGGCCGCCGGTTGGGTAAGGGTTGGATCGCTGCTGAATGCGCCCACTGGGACGCCGAGGGCCTGTACCGCCCTGTGCACCAGACCGAACAGCCCAGCGTGTAGGCCATCAGCGCAAGCCGGGTGTCCAGTCCGACGGATGCGCAGCAGTTCGGCGAACGCCGCCAGATGTTCGTCGTCAGGTTCGTATGCGCCGCACGCAAGAACGGTGTGGCTGACTGTCACTGTGGCGAGCGTGTGCCCGATTTGGAACTCGATGTCAGCGCTAGGACCAACTGTCATCGCTCGTTGTACCTCACTTCAAGTGGTGGTGTTCTGACAAGGGGGGCTGTTCGGTTCGACCGCTCTTGGTAGAACCCCCGGGTAGAACTCGGGTGCGAGTTGCTTCGTTGTGACGACGGACCCCCAGGCGGCCCCACTCGTGAAGCGGGTCCGCGCGGTAGGCGAAGCGGGTTTGTCGAGGTCGAACATCTTCGGCTGATCAAGCCCGAGCGGCGATAGATCGGGGGCCGCGGTTGATGGTCGCACTCGATCATCGCGAGGTGCCGACGCGCCCCAAAGCGGGCGGGCATGGCGCGCGTCGACCAGGAGCCCACCTCGAAGCCCCCCTGCAACGGTCGCCGGTTGCTTCACGTGTAGCTCCCTGCTTGTCGACACCCCATGCGGGGCCGATCCTGCCCCGCCCGATGCGCTGAGAATCCGGCCACCGACCCGACGAACGCGCCGGCCAGCCCGGTTGCTACGCGCCTCCCACGGCGGGCTGCCGCGCCCCCAGATTCCCGGCGAAGCGCTCGTTCGGGAAGGGGAGCATAACCCTCGTTATGAGCCCCTTCCCGATCAGGTCGACGGTTGCATACCAATCATACCTAACATTCCGTCTGACATGTTAGCAATGGATAATTGTTATGTTTGGCATGATCGGCCCGATGCCGGTACTGTCTGCGCGTGCATGAGGACTTCACGCTCAGCGACGCGAAGACGGCCGTACTCCAGACCTTGACGCGCATGATCACCGAAGAACACGTCTTGTCCGATGCCCAAGCCGCCGACTACGCCAGCAGAGTCGACGAGTTCACCGACGCGTTCGAGCTCGACGAGTGGGTCCTGGGCACCAGGCCGCTCGATGACCGGACCTGCCGCTGGCCGCTGTGCTTCCGCTCGCCTCGTCCACCGGCCGTCACCGAGGACGGCATGAACAAGGGCGGCAACCGGCCGCGGTACTGCGACAACCACGACGAAGGCAATCCGGACACGGTGCCGCAGCGTTCACGCCGTCGCCGCATGACACTGCGGGACCGCCGTGCCCGCGCGTCAGCGCGTTCCGACGAGACAGGCACCACCGGCGGCGACGAGGACACCCAGTCGCTGTTCCGCACCCGCGCCACGATGGCGTCGATGGTGGTCACCATAGAACGGCGCATCACCGAGCTCACCGACGAACTACGCACCCTCCAGCAACTGGCCCGGGACGCCACCGACGAGCAGATGGTCACTGCGGAGATCGAGGCCGTCCGGGTCGCCGCCAGCCAGGACGTCCAACGTGAGGCCGGCTTGCGGGTCGCAGCCGAGCAGAACGCCATGCAAGAGGGGATCAAAGCCCGCCGGATGGCCGCGGAAGTCGAGGAGATACAGGCGGCCCTATTGGCCCTGGAGAAGTCATCCGCTCAGGACCGCGCGGAACGCGACGACGCTGACGAACGCGCCGAGAGTGCCGAGCGAGCGGCCGAGGTCGCTCGCGAGGAAGCCAACCGGCGAATCACCGAGGCGGACAAGGCGCGGAAAGCGACGATCCTCGACGCTCAGGCCCGCGACCGTGAGACCGAGAAGCGCATCGCGGCCATGGAGCAACTTGTCGCGAGTCTGCGGCAAGAACGCGACGAGGCGAAAGCGGCATGCACGCGGCTCGCCGAGGCGAACACCGTGCTGCACGACGACGCACTACGTCGAGAACGCGCGTTCGAAGCTGATCTGAACGCGTTGCGGACTGCGGAGAAAGTCACGCAGGACGGCCTACGCGAGGCCATCACCGAGCTGCGCGATCGCGTGGAGCAGCTGTTGGTCAAGCACGAGGACGACCTGAGTAAGGAACGAGCCCGACACGAGGTCGTGCTCGCTGCCCGGCTGGGTGAGGCGGCCGACACCGCCAGTGCAGTACATCAGGCATCAATCGTCGCGCTCACCACGGAGAACAAACTGCTGCAAGCACGGCTTGACACGGCCGCCACCTCGGTGCAAGGGGAAGTGAGATCGTGAGGCACTCCAACCCGCGAGCCCGAGTCGCCGAGGTGGCCGCCGCCGATGAGGAACCCCCTCACCCCCCGTTACTGGCAAGGATTACGTACATGAAGGGCTGATCGGCTTCGAAGCGCACACAAAGTAGTCACTTTGCGTGCGCTTCGATCGCGCCGACGCAACCGGAAGCTCCCACCGGCGGCGCGGCCTTTGGGAAGACACGATCATCTGCATGTAGATGCCCGGCCGGTCCGGCACGACCGTTCTGCGCCGTATGACTGAACGGCGGCTTCGGATAGCCGGGAAACATCAGGTCGGCGAATTGCCGCTTCCGGTCGCGCTGCAGGCGGATGCCCGCCCAGGTCGACGCCCTGCTCGATCCAATCGACGACGAAGAGGGGTCGCGGAGACAGCTGAAGCGGCTACCATTCAACCCGGCGTTCGGCTCCCACTCCCTGCCGCCGCACACACTGGCCGCCGTCCGGACTCCATTCGGGGGAGAACATCGCCATGAACGACCAGAAGGTACATCCAGACGCGCGCCGGTCGGGTGGGTGGTCCTGGGTCGACCCGGTCCGTGGAGAGCACTTTCGTCAGTGCTCGTACTGTGGTGGCATCAATCCAGAGGATCTCGTCGCCGAGCCCGAGTGGCGGGCCAACTGGGCCGACCCCACGTACGGGTGGCCGCACAAGTTCTACGTCGATGTGCTAAATCGCGCCCCTGAGCGTCTGTACGTGGTCTCAGCGGCACATACCGACGGGCCGCCTCCGCCGCTTTTCGGCGAGGACTACGTCGCATGGAATGACCGCACGGCCGAACAGAAAGAGATCTGCGACCGCGACGGGTACGGTGAGGACCGCGATGGCGGGCACCCCAGCTACGTCGCGTTCGGTCTCCGTCCCCTTCATCACGCGAGGTTCTACACAGTTCACCTGGCCGATGCAGACCTCGCCGCCGAGACCAAGGCCGCGATCGAGCAGGTATCCGGTCTCGCGTTCCAGTTCGCTGACGGCATCGTCTCGTGGAAGGGCGCTCGCCGCGAGCCGAGTCGGCCCTGACCGACACGGCGGCTCCGGCGCGGGCGCAGCCTTGCCAACGAGGCGGTCTCCCCGCATGACACCCGCCCCTGACGTCGCGCAGGACCGCGCTGGTGTCGATAGAGTCCTGGCAGGTGTCTGACCAGTACCTCGACCTCGTGTTCAACCTGACTCCTCCGGGGCGCCGCTACCTCACCGAGTCCCCTTCCGCGCATCGCGAACGGCTCGTCTTGATCGTCCTCGCATACCTGGCTGACGATGAAGGGCGCTGTACAGCGAGCGTGACCGACATCGCGGCCTACACGACGCTGACCGCACCCGCGGCGCGAGCAGTGTTGCTGGCGCTGGAGACCGAGCACGGTTTCGTGACGATCACACGTAACACAAACACCCCGAACGTCTACACCCTTCGACGGGAGGTTCTGGAGTCCAACCAGCTGGTCGCACTTTTGCGTCGCGGTGTGCCATCAGTCGAATTGCTGTCGGTGTACGGGTTGGACATTCGATCGATCAACGCGTTGCGCCGCGGTCAGATCTCCACACTGGAAGAGTTGGGCGCCGAGCTGGACCGCTACCGTCGTTCGGGCTCGCCGTTGCCCCTGCATAGGTACCTGGACATCCGCGGGATGGGGGAGCGTTCGGCGCGCAAGGTCGTCGCGACATACTCCGCTTGGCAGGCGGAGAACGCCGAGACCGGATCGGTAGCGCCCTCGCCAAGTCCGGTGTCCTATCAGGACTTCGGTACCCGATAGGGCGGACCCACTCTGTAGGCGGTCGCCCGTCTGTCGGAATCTGCAACCACCTCGCCGAGCTGACAGGCACAAACCCCGCAGCGCTCCCTACGCTGAATGGAGTAATCGGTGTTGCTGGCGTGTGGGCCGGACACCACCCCGTGACGTGCTCCGCTGGCTGTGGGCCGAGAGCAGGGGTCTCCAACGCGCCGACCCACGCGTCGCTCGGGCCGCGCGTAGCCCACTCGGGAGTCCTCAATGGGCACGGTTGCCACAGCCAGTGCGCCGACCACACCAGCTGTCACCGCCGCCGGCGCGCCCGGCACCACGGTGACCCTCCTCGCCCCCAACGACGTACCCATGCCGTGGGAGCAGTCCGCTCGGAACGTCTTGCGCGATTCGGGCGCCAGCTATGTGCTGACCGCCGCGGCGGCCGCTCCCGGCATTGAAGCCGGCCAGCAGTTCGACGACTTCACCACCCTCGCGGCGCTCGTCGCCGCCAAGTTCGAGGGCTTGGGTCGTGGTATGAGCGAGCCGTCGCAGATGATGATCGCGTCCGCGCGGCCCGAGGACTGGTCCAACGCCTACAGCAACATCACCCGCTCCGGGATCGCCGCGCTGGGC